TGTTTTGTCGGGTTCGCCGTTACGATACACTTGCTGCTCTAAGCATTCTGCCACATTCCGGCAAGCGTTCGCATTTATTTTTACCCGGCCAGCCTCTAGCGCGCCGTTCATGGCCATCACCCGATCACGAATAGGCGGGTTTGATTTCTTTGCCCTCACTGAAAATCCTGCTTGCTCTAAAAGCGCAATATCTGAAATGGAGGCATTGACGCTTTTTCGGGCCCCACCTGATGCGTCAGGGTAAACGTATATCTTATGGCCGGCAAACTTAGATTGGATAATCCGAATCATCTCCGGAGTATCGTACATATTAGTCAGCTCCTGCACCAGATGCCACTCGGCCCCACCTTCTCTTTGAACATAGATCGCGGCGGCTTGTTGCGTCACGTTAAAGTCGCACCCGATATACAACGGCTCCGATGGCTTGATCTGCTCGTCAGAGGCATGAAGTGTTCGTTCGTATGAGTTGTACACGCTGCCGGACATCAGGTTGACGAACTTACCCTCAAGATATGCGTCCAGAAGATTGTTTGGATAGATTGCTTTTAGGCTGTCTATGTATCCATCGGGTAGATGCGGATTGCTCGCGGTCGCTGCCTGGATAATCTCGTAACCCTCCTTCGGGTTCTTCTTCCAGGTCTCATAGACGAAATTAAAACCCTCCGGCGTAGTCGTGACCCCGATAGTATTGCGCTCTTTGTTTTCTTTTCGTTGCCGATTGCGTGAAACAATTTGCCGGAATACATAAGCGGCGTCATCGCGCTTTAACGTGTCCAGCTCGTCAATGTCAGCATCGGCATGCTCGTAACCAATGATGCGGTGAGCGTTATCCATCGAGCGGAAGAAGATGCTGCCGTAGCCCGGTATATCGATCTTGTTGTCTGGATGCTTTCGCAGCGTATACGGGATTTCCAGCGAAGTTAACGCTTGCTCAAAGCGAGGCCAAGCGATCATGCGAATCAGATCATACGTCGGCTCATAGAACCCTCGGTTGGTTCCAGGGTTCCGCAGCATCCCGAAGATGCACCGAAGTATGGCAGCCTCGGTCTTTCCGGCGCCAAAGCCGCTAACGAATGCCGGAAAAGCGGCCTCCGAAAAGATATAGGCAAACTGCGGCTTAGTCGGATGTACTTGCGTCATTCGGGTCAACGACGTTAATCGTGATCGGATTTCCGTTGCCTTGGGCATCGTTGTCCGTTTCCCGCCACTTCATTCGTGTCTTGGCCCAAAACATTGCTGCCCGCACGCAATCGGCATAGCTGGCGCCAGCATCGAGCGCCTTGCCACAAGCAGCGTTGTACAGAAACTTGGCTACATTGGCGTCGGCCTTGGTCTGTGCGTTATCAAGCTCCTCGCGGTAATGCTTTCTGAGCGTTTTGTCATCCACGCCTATGTAGTTGGCGATATCTGACTGGGCAACGCCAAATGACTTCAGCGCCGATACTTCGGCCCGTGTCTGAGCAGATGGCTCGTGCGGGTTGCGTGACATATTACTTTCCGTAAAACGAGTCGAGCGCGTACCAAACTAAACTGTTTCGATAACCGCCGTTGTGGGTCGGGACGATAGGCGTGACGCCGTGCATGTTTCGCCATGCAGGATAAACCAGCAAAGAATTGTCTGCGCTGTTGAGCGTCACGTCGTAGTCAGGAACGTATAGGTTGCCGCCGGTGCTGTTGCGCCGCTTGGTGATGATGACGTTCAGCGCACCTTTGACGTTCAGATTGTCCTGATGGATAGGCGCAGCAATGTTGAAGTTGCTAATGCTGCTTGTGAACAGGTCAGCGAATCGCCATTTCTCCGGCACTCGGCTTTCGACTGACTCTTTGTGCGTTTGGTACAGGCTTTTGCTGACGCTTTCGATAATGCTCAGCGCTTCGCGGCCCGCCATTGTCATCGCCTTCACGAACTGCGAAGCCGACTTCACGCTATGCACGCTACTCTTGCTTGCGTATGGGCGGCGCATGTGGGGCTTAGGCGGGATGCTGCCAATAATGCAACTATACTGGCGCACGTCGTTTTCCTCGTTAGCGAACCCGCTAGATCGCTTCATCTCAGACTTCGGCACCCGGCTTGAGTTAAGCTCGGCGTCGGCCACGTCTACGAGCTTTTGTAGGCGCTCGGGAATCTGCGCGATGTAAAACCCAACCTCTTTGCCATCTTCAACGAATACAGAATCCTCAAATAGGCTCGGCGCTAGCTCTTTAGGCGTATCGCCAATCTTTACGTTATGCTCTACTTTTTGCAGCTCGATTGTTTTCATCAGGTTCTCCTATAACAGAATACGTTGGTGCATGCCGGGAACCAGGAGCTTTGCCAAGTCTCGTAATCACGCTTTTCGTAGCGGATGCTCGACCAAGCGGCCTCGACTCGATATTCCTCTTGCTGCCGCTCTATCACTTTCCACAAGCGACGCAGGTTGGCATCGATGTCAAAGCTCCACTCGTATACCAGTTTATCGAATACGGCATCGGTTGACTCTAAGATAGGCATTTCTGCGCCTTCGATATCCATCTTGCATCCATTAAACCGATGCGCGACTTGGTCAAACCGCTCGCAATCTACCTTTAAGCCAAGGTCGTTCCACTGCTTGACGATGCTGTTGCGCCAAGTCTGGTTGTTGTTGCCGACGAATAGCTTAACGCTTTTAGTTTCATCGTGTACGAGTGCCTTTTGATGGATTTTGGCCTTGAAGTTGTTAGCCCGCAGATTCTTTTCTATCAGCTCGCAGTGGAACGGGTCAGGCTCGTAGCACTCCACCTCGGCCCCGAGCTTGCAAGCCAGTAGTGCGAAAGCGCCGACGTTGGCGCCGCAGTCCATCCATAACTCACCCGGCTCTATTTTCATACCCCGCTTAAGGTAAACGGTTCTGCCGATCACTTCTTCAAAAGTCTTGAGGTCGCTATAAGCCGGTCTATGATAGAAATCTAAGCCCCGTATGTTTGATTTCTCTAGCTTCATAGCTTGTCTTTTTCTGCCTTGAGCTTTTCAATCAGCATCATTCCGATGTAGCCACCCTGCTCTCGCCAAAACTTCACCAGCTCTTGGGCTTCCTCGTAATGCTCTTGCTCGAACTCGATCTGGATTGCTTTCTTAACACCCGAAGCCAACTCCTCTAGCTCGCCGTCATCATCCATTTCGTCAAGGATGCTGTAATCAGGTTCGGTTGCGAACTCAGGCAGATCGTCGCCCCAGCCGAGCAACGAAAGATCAAAGCCTTCGGCGTCCAGCTCCTCGATCTCAACTTTGAGCAACTCGTCGTCCCATCCAGCGTCAAGCGCAAGCCGGTTGTCTGCAATGACATAGGCGCGCTTTTGCGCTTCGGTCAGGTGCTTTGCCTCAACCGTTGGTATCTTCCCCATCGATAGTTTCTTGGCGGCTAGCACCCGGCAATGGCCGGCAACGATGCCTTGATCTCCGTCCGTGATGACAGGATTGAGAAAGCCGAACTCTTTGATGCTTGCCGCCACTTTATCTACTTGTTCGTCAGTATGCGTCCGACTGTTTCTGACGTAAGGAATCAGCGTCTCGACGTCCACGCTTTTATATTCGGGAAATTTATCCATTATCGTTTCCTCTGCGTTCTTCTTGCTTGCGTTCTTTATCGTTGGTTCGGGACTTAGCGGTTTTGCTTGAAAAGGCGCAATCGCATTTGTCGCATTTGCCGCACCAATGTTTCTTTTCGCTCATAGCGATGCCGCCTCTAGGTTAAATCGAACTACTCTATATTCATCAGGCCGGTTTAGCTGTTTGCGCATCTGCTCGGCTTTGGGTTTATGTATAAACGTCATGCCATCAACCGGTGAGCCGTCATGTCGATGAACTACGGCCCAGCGCGTAAACATACTAACCAAGCCTCATCTCGTCGCGGCAACGTGCGCACGCATTGTTTACCAACCTAGGCGTATGTTCACCGCACCAGTCGCATTCGCCCGGTTTGCCTTCAGGAATATCAGCGCTGACGGTTTTCAGCGCAGCCTCGCGCATGGCTTCCGCATAGTCGTTTGCGCGATCTATGTCATCAGCCATCGGTGTAATTCTCCATCAGCTCGCGTTTAACGAACTCCATAAGGAACACGGCATCCCGACAGCTGAGGCCGTTAGCACCGAACGCGATCTCGCCATCCTCGTCAAAGCCAATCAGCATAACGTCATCAAACCGGCCTTTGTGCTGCTCAAGGAAGTCATCACCACTGAGCTTGGCCTTGCCTGTCTCTAGGTCGTATATGTTGCTCATGGGCGTTCCAACGTGCGCTCTATGTACCAGATGGCTTTGCGCAACGATTCATCGCCGCCTTTATGCTTATATCGCCATAAGTACTTGATCGCATTCAAGATACGGAAATCGTGTCCGTCTGCCGCCAACTGTTCGAGAATCTCGATACATTCAATTCCGCCCTGAGTGTAGTGCGAGGGATGGTTAACCACGTCGTTGGTCAAATCTATAAACTCTTGGTCTTTGACGCGGATGTTTTCTTCATAGGTTGGC